ATCATGTAGTCACGTGCTGTGTCAATGTAGTCCATGGCCTTGGTTATCTTGCTCTGCACCCACTCTGGCAAGTTTTCATCGTCGCTGAGAATGCTGGCCAGTTCTCTGGCAGCCAACTTGATGGTGTGCAGTTGTTCCTTGGCCATGTCGCCTTCGCGATCATATTCACCTTTGTCAACCAAGGCAATGCTTTCAATGCCTTCGCTGCTCATGTTGGATGGACGTGTCATCATGACACCGTCGGTGTCAAGATCTTCCTTGGTTTTCTCTTTCTTCACACGCTGGCCACCCACCATTTTGTACTTGGTGCTGCCCTTGGTCACACGCTCAGGACCTTTTTCAGGGCCTTTTGGACGACCTTTCTTCTTGGGTTCTGTGCTTTTAACTTCGTCGTCTTGGTCAATGTCTGTGTCTACAGCCTTGCGTGTGTAACGCTTGCTGTAGCCAGTGTCTTTGACATCATAACGACCGTGTGTCTCTGCTTCTTTTTCTTTTTGAACCTTGTCCATATACTCTTTGTCAAAGGCCGTGCCTTTGCTGCGAGGTTCTTTCTTTTCAGAAGTCACTTGATAAGTTTTTCCATCTACCTTGAACTCTTTGGCCCCAGAGGCGCGGGCCTTGACTAGCTCGCCTGAAAACTCATTGCCTTCATCGGTCATGCCTTGACCCTCATCATACTGGTTATACTTTTTGCGAATATTGCTCATGGTCTTGGCACTGGCACCTTCGCGACCAGCTTTTTGCAGCGCTTTCATTCCTTTTTCGGTGTACTTTTTTTCACCCTTGTATGCTTGGAATGCACTTTCTTCCATGCTGTTGCACTCACAAGGAGCACAATCACAAGCAGAGCAATGACCTTCTTGTATTGATTCTTTGGCACGCAACTTGTTCAACACAGCACCGGCCACACGTTCTCCGGCGGCCTTGCTGCCATATTCTTTGCCTGCACTCTTGGCAATCTTTGAAAACATTTTTCCTGGCTTGCCAATATCTTTACCAGCAGCAGCTTTCTTAGCTGAGTAGTCGGCACGTTCGGCTACCACGGCACTCTCAGTCAGTTGTTTGGCATCTTGTTTGGTGGCCAAATCTGCCAGGCGTTTGTTTAGGTCGTAAAAAAATGTCATGCTGTTATCCTCTTGGGTTGGCGCCAGTGGCTGGGCGTGGTGGTCGCTTGACCTTGGTCATAGGGCTTGAAGTGCCCATTGGTAAGTCATTTGTGGTTTCTGCTGGTGGTGTTTTGCCGCCGGCTACTGTGAAGTCACTGCGGTAGGCATTCTTCAACACAGCATGCTTGTATGGATTGGCAGAATAGTCTGCACTCAGGGCCTTTTGTTCTGCGTCAGGAGCAGGATAGTCTGTATCAGTGAGCAGATCTTTGTTTTGATCTTCGATCTTTTCACGCTCAACGTCCATGCTGTCTTCGTGCGGTGTGGTCAACATGATGATCCTGTTGGGATCCAAAAACAATAGCTGTGCGATCTGTTTGATCTGTGGCTCAATAGCTGGGTAGCGGAATTCACAATCCATGCTAGTCACTGAGTCATTGCTGTGTGCAGGAAAGTCGGCAGGCTTGAGTTGCACTGGCGTAGTTTTTGGCGAACCAATTTTGACCGGATCAAACTGTTTGAGTTTTTCAGTCAGCATCTTGACAAAGTCAGGAGCAACGTCACCCACAATTTTGATCCTATAGCGGTAGGTTCTTTCGCTTTCGGCCAGGTATTCTTGAAATTTTTTCATATTTGTATCCCTATATGATATTTATGCTTTTGTATCTTTTTGGTCTCTAGAGGCCATTAGACGCTCTAGCAAATCGTTGCGACTCAGGATCTGCCCGTGTGCTGTTTCCATTGCTTCATCTCCGGCAGTGCCGGCCCGATCCTGATCCATTTTGAGCTTTTTCAGTTGCAGGTCTACCATTTTCAACTTCTTGTTGAGCTTGGCAGTTTTGGCTGTGAGAGCATGACCCAGCATGGTGCTGGCCACAGCAAATATTTCAGCACTGTATCTACTGTCAACTTGCATGCCCAGATCCATGAGATCGTCAAAGGTTTCCTGGGCTTTGGCGGCCAAGGCATCCATTTCGGCGTCTGATACATCCAGGCCTCGCACAGCCGGCAGGGCTTCGTCAATTTTGTCTATGGTAGCATCAATTTCTTTGAGAGCTATTTGTGTGGTGGGTATAGATTCAGGTTCGGTGGTTTCGCTGGTGCAACCACTGGGTGGCAAATCAAAGAGTTCCTCTAATTTTCGGGTCATAACCCTATTTACCGGTCTTTTTGCTGCCTTGATGGAATATTTGGTCTTCGTTGATCACTCTAAATGTGAGTCCGTTGCGCCTGGCCCACTTGGTTGCTGCATCCCACTTGGCATAGTTGACTGCCACAATGGCACGATCTCGGTCACTCATTCGACTCTCGATCAGGCTTTGTTTTTTAGGTTTGATTTCGATCAGTTCGGCACGGGTGGTATTGTCACGTCCACGGTAAGTCACAAAAAAATCTGGCACATACATGCTCTGCTTGCCAGTGATGGGATTTCTATAAGGTATTGTGATACTTTCGCTGGCCCACTGCACAATGTTGTCATTGCTGTCAAGAAACATCATGAAAGTTAACTCCCAGCCTGATCTGTATCTGGGTGTACCTTTGCCCACGTACTTGCCGGAATTTTTACAGGTATAGGCGCCTTGGCGGAAATTTGGCATTGCTCAAATCCTGATGTTGTGTGCCACGTAGTAGTTGGGTTGTGTGGGTACGTTAATGCCCAGCAAGGTGCTGGAGCTGTTGAGACCATTGAGATAGTAGGCCAAGGTCAGATTCACCTGAGGAGCACTTTGTCCTTGCATTTGTTGTAGCAAGGTCATAACCGGAGTACCGCTGACTTTGCTGATGCGGAACAGTGCCACCGTAAAGTTGTTGGCCGATTCAGTGTTTTGAAACACAGAAAGAAAGTAACTGTGTACCACGTCATACTGATCCACTGGAACTTGTTCCTGATAGCCGTAGAATCTGTCAAAGATCTGTACTGTGGTATCGGTTCTGGGATTGTAGTCGTTGACTGAAGCCATGATCAACCTCCACTGATCTGTTGTGCTGATCTAAAACCGGCACTGATGCCAAACGGTGTGGGGAACAGTTGTCCTCCTGGACCATTGACCACTTGGCCTATGCTTGTGGGTATGCCTATACCAGCTGCTATGCCTATGCCTGAAGCTATGGCACCGCCCAAGGCACCAGAGCCTGCTAGTGCGCTGTTGAGGAATCCGGCCGCGGTGGGCACCAAGGACTGTCCCACAGCACCAATCACGTTCTGTAGCGTGTTCTGACCCGAAGACAAGGCCTGCAGGTCTTGTTTGTTGCCTTGTGGCACCGAACGCAAGGTGCCTTGCGCCTCAACCTGATTGTTGGAGCCGGGCACCGCGATAGGACTGATTTGGGTATCATAATGTGCAGGATCAGCAAATCCAGGCACTGGGCCACTGGGTTGTTCGCCGCCAATGGCACCCGAATAATATTTCACTGCTTCATAGCGTATGCTCATGGTGTGTTGCATGATGCCTGCTCCTTGGCTGTAGTCATAGGTGTCATGTTGCCACTCAGTGATCAAAGGATTAATCATGGTGTACTGTGCATAGGTCTTTTGGCTCATGCCGTATATGGTAATGTCATTGAAGAACGGTTGGATTGTGCTGGCCGCACCGTTTATTAAACTGTTGCTAAGACTCTGCAGGCTAGGATTGCTGTAGCCTTGCCCGCTGAGACCCCAGCGTTGTACAGGACGGCTGGCCGCATAGGTATCGTTGCTGGTGTAGCTAAACCCGGTAAACAGGTTATTGATCTGTCCCAGGGTCCCGGATTGATTGGGTGTGTTGCCATACTTGTAGGTGGGATCTGCATAGTAGTATTGGAAATACTGGTACCACATGTTGCGGATGAGATCACTGTGGTCATCGTGTAGCACTATCTGTGCAGGGTTATAGTTGATCTTGGTCTGAACTAGTCGCTTGCGATTGTACTGATTCATGGTGGCCACATCAATTTGATAACTCGGCAACTGTGCGCTTTTGGCCATGAGCCCGATAACACTGCTTTTACCGCCTGATACCAAATTGGCCACAGCAGGAATACTAGTGTTCAGGTTGAAATAAACATAGTAAAGAAACTTGTTGCGTGGAGCCAGGTCATAACCGGCTGTGCGGAATGTTTTACTAGCGTGAGTGTAGTCTCTCAGCCCTTGCCCGGGAGGAAAAGGCTGGAGATTTTGTTGGCCAAATGCCATGTAGATTAGCCCGTAGCTGGTGCGCCAGCTATTTCAGCGGATCTGATACCCTGACCTGTGATGCTTGTTGTGGGTGCGCCCACGCCAGAGTCGGCCGGCACGTTGATAGCATTGTCGTAACGTATGGTCATGGTCACTGTCATGTTTTCATTGGTGCCATAGTTGGCGTCATTGTAATTGACTGCCTGTAAGTAACAACCCAAGAGATTCCATTCTTCCAACACTATAGGTGTATTGGCCCCGTTACCTCCGTCTAGGACCTGGAACTGAGTAACAAATTTATAGTCAATACCAGCTGCGGCCGAGCTCTGTTCCAGAAAATCCAATTGCTTCTGCAGTTGTTCGCCAACCAGGCGTGCTATGTTGCCAGCGGCATCATCACGCACTTCACAGGAGACATCTTGCCATGAATGTTTGCCAGCAATCTTGATGGTACTGTTGTACACAGGCAGGTCAATGTTTTCAAATGTCACATTGGGCCGTGCAAAGCTGATCACCTGTTTGGTCAGTTCTGTGGTCTGCGAAGGAGAATTTCCAAAGCCAAGACCCGTGAAAAATACTCGGAATCGATACTTGAGTTTGGGCATCAACAGACCCTGGCTAGGCGGATTTGCGTCGCTGCCTACGGGTACTGTCAATCTGGTTAGTGAGCTGGTTGCCATTTAAATTCTCCTGTGTGCTTTATTTATCGCTCTAAATCTACCTAGGCTGATGCCTGGGCTTGGATGGTTCCTGTGTTCTGTATACGCATTGGTATATAGATGAACTCCACAGCTTTGGTAGGTTCTATGGCAATGTCCACATATAGTTCGTTGGCGTCTATAGTTGCCGGGGTGTTGTTGCTGGTGTCACAAACCACCAAATAATCATAAATTCCGCGCTTGTTGACCAAATCAACCATGAGTGAAGTAATCTGGTTAGTAATACTTGAACGAGTAATGGTGTCATTGGGTTCAAACAAGTACTGATTACCAATGATTTCTAAACGTCCACGCAGGAATGCTACCAAGCGTGCCACATTGATACGATCCAACGCAGTTGCTGTTCCTTGCAAGGTGTGATTGCCAAAGTTGGTAATACCTGTGCCAGGAATAAACGTTATTGGATTAATATCATTCTGATACAAGATGTCACGCAGGCCTTGATTAACACCCAGAGGTTGGAATTCACCAGTGGTGGCATTCAAGTAACCAATCTGTAGCGCATTGTCTACCACGCCGCGGCGCAAGCCAGCTGGTGCGAACCATGGATAAGCCACAGCGTCGTTGCGGATTATAGTACGCAACATCATGTGGCTAGGTGCTGTGACCACCACGTTACCAGTGAGATCTGTGGTGGTGCAACTTGGATAGAACGCTGCTGAGTAGGCATCACCTTGTACCAAATTGCCTTCACTGAACACATCACTGGTTGAAATGGAACCAAAATCCGAGTAGATACTAGATGCAGTGGCCCAGTTCACAATGTTTTCAGGATCTAAACGCAAAGGTGTGTCTACCACGTTAAAACCGGTGTCGCCGCGATCAGTGTTCAGCACCCGCAGGTTGGGTGCCAGTTCTGGATAGCCGGTGCAAGCCAGTAAGTTGAACTGTGCCTGTGGTTCACGCAGAGTGGAACTGCTGTCTATGGCAGCACGCAAGGCCCCGACTATCAAGAAACGCTGTGCCTTACGACCCATGTTGGGGCTGCCGTCGGCATTGTTGGCACTGGCTGTGAGCCAGGTATTGGTTTGGCTGGGCAATGTCTCATTTGGAAAGTCCGTGGCATTGAAATAATTTGCCTGGAAACTCTTGACATTGAAGCCACTACGACGTGTGTTCCACAACAGCATGCCTTCAGGATACAACAAAGGATCCGGTGCATCAAGATCTAGATAGTCGCTCAGTATCAGCGGATCCGTGCCGGTAGCAATGGGTGGAATTGGATCAGTGACAGGGTTCGTAGTTCCGTTGGGTGCCCAGCGTGCATCTGCAAACAACACACCGTTGATGGTGGTTTGATCAGTGTTGTCTATGGCTACCCACTGGTCCTCACCGTCTACACTCTGCCAACGATAGGTCTTGGGATAGTTTTCCAAGTCACTGGTGTCAATCCATAAGTCACCGTATTGCAATGGGCTTTCGGCCGCATTGGTCTGTGTGGTGGGTGCTGTGGCACTGAATATAGGACCATCCATGTTGGTAAAGCTGAGATTATAGCCGCGCACATCACTGGTTACTGTGCGATAGCCCACCCAGTCACCGTTGTTTTGAATCATGATGTCAGCTGTGGTAGCATCACTGTAATACCAGTAGGTTCCTGTAGCAGGATTTACACTAGGTGCACTGGCACTGGCAGTGTAAGTAAACGTTGGTGAACCTACCCAGTTGCTGAGAATCAAGCCATTGGGTGGATTTGCAAAATCAGTTCTAACTCCTATGGTACCTGTGCTAGGATTATCATCTATGGCTATGAATCCCGCATCGGCCAAGGGTGTGTTGGCCCCGTCTACTAGATAAATGTCACCACCGGTAGAGTGTGTGAAAACTATAGCACCCGAGCTGTTGATGCCTGCACTGACCGGAGCACCAGCAGGTAGTTGTGCGCTGACTGCCGAAACAAAGGCAGAAGCTGTAGTGCCTGTAATTGTTACAGTTGCCGGAGTGGTCTCTCCATCTAAATTCACCGGTTGTACTGTGGCAGTTCCTGCTTCCGTATATGCAATAGTAAATGTAGAACTGGTTACAAATGTAGGATTGGTCTCATTGCCGGTGATTATTGTATCACCGGCAGTCAAGCGTGCAAGGACCAAAAAGCTCGAAGTCAGATCGTCCAGGGGATTGATCTGCGCATAGGTTGAGCCCACTGGAAGAGTTTGACCACCACCTGATGGATCTAGACCATACAACGCCGCAGCATCTGAATCATATACCGGGCAGGCTTGTAGAACAAAAGCTCCCAAGGTGCTGTCATATCTTTTGATTTGGATCAGCATGCCTTGATTTACTGCATTGGTTTGTTGGAACACACTACCGGTCGGAGCACCACCGCCCACTGGACTTGG